TGTGTACACAACAGGGTGCATTAAAACTAACCCAGCCAGAACTAGTTTGTTTTCGCTTTTGCGGAATGTAACTTAGTAGATCAATCATTATGTAATAATAACATAAGAACTAGATTTTTGCAAGTGTTTTGGTTATCTGTAGGTAATTTCTGTAATAGTTCCGTTGTTTACTTCAACAGTAGGCGTAGACTCATACCCTTGTCCACCATTGGTAACAGTGATTGCAGAAACTACACTTCCGCTTAAGGTTGCGGTTGCAGTTGCTCCTGTGCCTAATCCTGTAATTTCAACATTAGGTGTTCCTGGACCAATATATTCTGATCCGCCTGTGGTACTAATCTGCGTTACCACTCCATTTACAACTGTAGCAGACCCTGTAGCTGCGATTCCGTATTGGTTTATTTCAAAACGTATCCAATTGTGTCTACCGTCAACGTTGATAAAAGCTCTTTTTGTTTGATTGTTGTATACAGTTTGGGTACCTATGTCATACCACTCTGGACCAATTTGATTTTCACTTCCTTGTGCTTTTACGTTGCCGGTAAAGTTATCAAAATCCAATTGAAACGTAGTAAGTGTATTGTTAGCAGTATATGCCATACTGGTGTGTCTTCTATTGCCTTCATCTTTCATTATACCATAATCATCAGGCTTTGGTATCTCAAGTATTTTGCTTTCTAAATAGTCAGGGTACACACTATCAACAATTTCAACTTGTCCCCTGCCAGCACTGTAAGCATCTGTGTATACTGCTTCGTACAAGTTTCCACTAGCACGTTCTAAACTGAAAGTGGCAGTCTGTTGTTCAATTAAATCAAGTTCTTCGCTTGTGAGTGTTACTTTTGCTCTGCCGTGGGAGGCACTGAGCGTTTCTAAATCTTTGGCTATTAGCAACTCGTCACCATCTGTACTCATCATACGGTAAGTAATAGTACTGCCTGTGATGTTAACAGGTTTTTGATCTTGGTTTATAAACTCAAACAGTATTACGTTATCAACTCCTCGGTTGACTTTTAATTTTTTAGCATACACTGGTTGCCATCTCCTTTTAAAAAACGATCCGTCAGTGGCAGGTAATAGCACCTGTTGCTTTTGCTGATATAAATAGACGGGTGTAGAATACATTAATTAACTCCAATTACTAGGTATTTATGGGCGTAGAGCTATTCGAAAAGATTGCAGAACGATACCCGTTCATTACATTTTGCACTTATGCAGGTAATGAATATGTTGGTGTGATTCAAAATAGAGACGACCAAATCACTACCATATACGACTTTGGGGGTATAGTTCAAGATGTAACAAAACGTAATTTTTTAGAATTAGCAAATCAATGGTGGTGGGAATCAAACCGCAGTATACCTATTAACATATTTCTCAAACAAGACTGGGAACAGTTTCGACCATACTTAAAAACTTTTATAAACAAAGATTTACAAATACTTCTTGGTCCTAGCACAAGTTTAGCAGAACTTAGCCGTAAAAAGATTAAACGACGCAGTATTACACTTGTTCGCAGAGTAGATTGATGTGCAGTGCAACCAAACGTGCATAACTTATTGCGTGTGATTTCTTAAACACAAAACCAGCACTATCATCACCATCCCACACAGTTGCAAACACATCCGTCCACGTCTTGCGTTGTAGGTGTGCTTTACCTGGACGTATTATACTGATAAAAGCTGCCATACGTTGCACACTATCGGGTTGCATTGCAACTATTAGATTGTGATAGTTGCCTATGTGTACTATCTGTTCACAAAATACTCTATCTTGTAAAAGCGTCCAGTCTGTTTCTTTTGCTAACATTTCATCATAGTGTTGTTGATCTCTAATCAGTGTGTACACACTTTGATTAAGCAAGTCCAGTTTGAAATATCCTCTTGTTTCGGCAGTTTCATAATCAATACTGGCACAACCGTTAGAGGCATCACGTGGTATCGGAGTGACGTAGACACCTGAATTGTGTCTGCGTCCTTCTGCATTTTGTCTTGCAGGAGTACACTTGATCAAATCAATTACACTTTGCCTGTCAGCAAAGTCTATATCTACATCAGCACTCATTAAATAAGTCTGTTTCCTATACCAGTAAATTCACCAATAGCAAAAGTTACTGCGGCCATTTCTATATTTCCTGTATACAACATATAACATGCTCCAATACGTATAGCACTTTTTATCATGCCAAGTATAAAGTCATTGTCTTTTAGTTTAGGCTTCTTTTCCATCTGTTGTATTTTTGGTCTTGTTAATCCCATTTTGTTCTCCTTACCATCCTGCTTGTTTAAGTATTTCTTCACAGTATGCCTGGTCTGCTGGATAGTCTCTAAACTTCTTTTGCCAAAAGTCTGGATCAATCCACGGCCATACTATTTTTGTTTGGTCTGCATTCATCTGTGCTAGATATGATTGACCTGATTCACAGTTGAATACCAACCAAGGTGATATACGTCCTGTGCTTATTGCAAATGCTACTGCATTGTCATTACCGTAACGTAAAAAGTCTTGTGCTGGATTACCAGTTTTTTCACTCCACTTTATACTATACTCAATACCACGTTGTAGTGCATCTGTTAGTGCTTCTCTTCTTATATAGTGTTGCAAGTACTCATCATACATGCTTTCCTTGCACCAATGATCTAATTTCTTATTTTGTTTTACAACATACTCAACAAACTTTGGTACATTGATCGCATTAATTGCCACACAATGTCTACCAAATTTTACAAATGCTTTATAATATGGAGATGTTGAAAACTCTGCAAATGTTTTTAGTTTAGCACTGCCTTGAGTCATTGTATAGAATGTTAGATAACTTTGTAAACCAATTTGTACACCAACTTCTTTTTCTTCTTGGTATCTGCGTTTCTGCTCACAGAGGTGTACTGCTAGTGTGCTTTCTTTTCTAAACTCACGTTCACAATACTTGCAAACATATGTTTCACTTTTTGTCTGCGACTCCACTGTCACGCATGTGTTCCTTTAGTTCTTTGTTTGTCATAATTTTGCTTAGTAGTTCTATTTCATCTGCTTTCATTGCAGGAAACAGTTCCATAAGAATCTTCTTGCCTTCGTTGTTGCCTTTTTCTTTCTTCTTAGGTGCAATCCATTGATGTCTATGATTGCCCATGCCTGGTGAAATACTTGTAGCACACAACCATTGTAGTTTTTGATGCTTGTTAATATCAAAGAAATGCTTGTTCAGTCTTTCATTGCAGGCAATCAAATAATATTCCTGTAGTTCACTAGGACCTTGTACTGCACTACTCCAACGTATCATAAGAAAGTTTGAATACTTTTTACGTTCTTCGATGGTTAAACTGTCATAGAAGTTTCTATCCTTGCTATCCAAGCACCGCATTTCATTTGCTATATTAAGTTTTTCGCTCATTATATTTTTTCCATAACTTGTGTAGTATATAAAACCAAACACCATTAATACAAGGTTCAACCAGTGCTACTGTTCCAGCTTCCCATATACTTGCTCCGGTCATCCAATACACAACATTCATTGCTATTATAACATGTCCTACAGTATAAATCAACGCCAAAGTGACACTATCGTCTAATTTGTTTTTAATTACGTTAAATATACCTTTAGTAAATTCCATATCACCACGCCTTATTGTAATCCACAACTTCGCAGTTACGACTGATGTCTTTAACAAAGTATACACATCTTGGATTGTCTGTGTCGTCTACAGGTACTGCTAACATCTGTCCGTTTTTAAGTTTAGGCACATACCATGTTACATCTTGATACACATCAACAATTTCAATGTCCATATAACTAGGTCTAAAACTTGTTAGCGGATTGAATTGAAAAACCTTGAAGCCTCTGTCATTAATACTTGTAAGTTGTAGCATTTCTAAGTCACCTACTTCAGGTTCACCAATTAGTACTTGCCAGTCAATTGGCATCTTCATCTGTGTATCACCAATACGCAAAACCAATGCTGGACTATTAAACGTTTCTAGAAATATCAGTGGAATGTACAAGTGATCTGGATTTTGTGGATCACTGTTATCAAATATTGAAAAACGTAAATCGTCAATCTCTTCAGGTAATGTATCTAATTCAAACACAGTATTTTCTAATGTTAAAATTCTCATAGTTTCTCCGTTGTGTTAGGCATTCCAATCCAGCTTTTCTACACTGAAAGGATAGTTTGCTTCTTTATAAAAGTGCTTGCGTTTGGTTAAATGTCGTTTGGCAAATCTACAGGTTGATGTTATGTCCCAGATTTGTACGTGGTCTTTGTCTTCTGCTTTACGAATACCACGACCAATACTTTGTATAACCCTGACAAAACTTTTACCTGGCTCCAGCAGTACAAGATTAAAAATACGTGGTAAGTTAATACCAACGGCTGCCACACCATACGTTGCAACAA